TCCAAAGAGCCCACTGTCTTTCTTCTAGATAATCTTTATCAATCTGATATGATGGTCCATCATGACCAAGCCATAACTTGCCATCAACATACCATAAATCAACTTCACAATCATAACCTTTAGATAGAGCAAGCTCAATCTGGTCTGGATGATTTTCCCTTTCCTTGTCGGGACCATTAAAAAGACCTCTATGTGCAATGTAAATCATTTAATAATATATCCTGTTGGTGCTTTGATGTTTGTTCTGTGTAACTGTAATCCTCTTTCCTGAACAAATCTATCTACTGCGTCTGCTTCCGACCATGTGTGATATGCATATTCGTCAAAAACAACAACACCACCTGGAACTACTCTATCCCAAAGATTATTTAAAGTCTCGTATGTAGGTTTATCCAAATCCATATCAAGATATAGAATTGAAATTCGTAAACCTGGTCGTTCTTTTACTACATCGCGAGTGGTCTCGCAAACATCACCTTTAATGAGTTCAAATTTAGATTCATCAAACCCTGCATTTGTGATTTTATTTGTAAGACCTTCAAGTGAAACATCATCAAAAACTAGAGTAGGATCTCTAGAAAATACTTGTTTCATAGTTTCTTTATCTACATCTATTTCTAGTTTATCTACAAAGGCAGGGTCAAAGAAATCAAAACCAATAACTTTTTTAATAGTGTGAGGTTCGTAAAGATCAATGATCTTAAGCCAAGACATCAGACCAGAACCTTTGAATACTCCACATTCTACAATATCACCGTGAAGATCTTTAGTCATATTATAGAATTCTAATTTAGAAATTAACTTATTAAACACATTTCGATCTTTGCTGAACATAAAGCTATTAAATGAATTATACATATCCTGATTTGTATTCACTTGGTTCGTGTTATTATATAAATTAATCTTAGTTGTCATAATAAAGTCCATTTTATTTTTCTACTTGATAATTTCTATTACCATCAAGTCTCACTATTGATATATTAATATTTTGAATTAATCTTATGTTATGTATTCTAGACATATGAGATAGACTTGAGTGAAACAACATAGAGTCATCATCATTATACTCATTCAATCTATTCATATAGATTTGCATATTATCTGAGTGTGTGACAGCAGCCATATCATTTTCGCCATCCATATAAAGAGCACCTTCTCCTATAAAGATTAATGATTTATTTAAATTACACCGTTTGAGATAATATTCATAGTTTAGTTTATGATCTGCTAGAAGATCAAATCTATATTTTAAAATGAGATCATATTTTCCGCTTTTTTGTTCTTCATTAATTACAGATTGATATGCCATAAGTAGTTTGCGTTTATGCATTTTTTGAGAAAGTCCCAAAATTTCATCTTCGACATTAAAATGTTTTACATTTATACCATTGAATTTATCACAAATTTGTTCAGAAGTCAACTTAATGTTCATTTCATTTTCTTTATGAAGATGATAGTCTGTTCTGAATACATCATGATAGGTTTCAACAAATACATCTATTTCATGTGATGTATCATAAACATTTTCAAGAAAATTTGATTTACAATATTCCCAAGAGCGCATATGTCCCGCCATAATAATAGCTATACGCATAAATTACCACCTAAAGTTTTGATGTTCACCATTCTTTCTTAAAAGGAATTTTGCAATATCTTTTTTCTGAATGTCTAGACCACAGTGGCGCATAGCGTTTAAATAGAATCTATGTGGTGGATCTTGTTCACTATCTGGATAGATTGGATTAAAAAATTCATCAACCAGAAAATTAGATATATTAATTGCTGAATCTCGGTCTGTTACAAAAATCCAATCATTAGGAAATACATTTCCCGAATCAATAACTATCTGACCTTTTGTAAATGAAAGGTCAATACTATCAAAATAGATAATATCACTTCTTGTTTTAATTACAACATCATATTTAAATCCGTTATCTTCCTCATATTTAGTCATCATATCAAGACTTTGCTTCAGTTTATAAACTGGATTAAAGCAATTTCCATGAAGATGTTTAAATCTGGAATCAAAATCAAAACTTTTAGTACTGAACTCTTGGAAATTATCAATAGCAACACTCTTAAGATTATAAGTTTTAAATAATTCTATAATCTGTTCTGAATCTGTATAGACTTCTTCACTTGAATCATTTATACGACCTTGAATGTAAGGATGATAACCATATTTTACATCATATGTAGATACGAAAAGATCACCATTAATAGACCCTAGAGCCTTTTTAAATTCGTGTTGACATATATCCCATGTTCTAATATTACCAATAATATGAATTGCAACTTTCATTATTCACCTCTTAACTATATAACCAATCTTTTACGGGGCCTTCTCTATCTGTAGCTCTATTTTCCGAAATGATGCCGTGAAACTTATGTATTGCAAAGCTTCTATTGGTACCTACAAAATTTTGATATAAAGCGGTAAACGTAGCACCACCCCAACTTGAACAATCCAAATTTACAGATTTTAGTAATTCTACTGAAATCATATGGCAGGTAAAATTAAAGATAACATAACATGATGTAAATTTAATTTGTTCATCTGTAATGCTCACACCTGGTCTGTTATTGAAATCGTTGTTTGGGCTACCATACTGATCTTCAACAAAGAAAGTAATATCATCTGATTGTATATATGTATCACGATCTGCATATTCAAAAATTTCAGCATCACTTATTCTTGCTTTAGCACAAATAAACGGAGATGTATAATAAACCAACTGTCCGTTAGGTACATTAAGTGCATCATCAAAATAATTCTTTGAGAGAACAATATCAGACTTTAAAAATAAAATTCTATCTTGATTTTCGTATGTTTCTACACAATATTTAATGATTGAATCCAGATCATTACCTAATGTTTTAGGTGTGAAAGGATTGTAATCAAAGATCTTAACTTCTTTAATAAATCTATCCAAACCATACTCTGAATATAGATTTAATAATACATCATTTGAAATCTCATCTTGGTGAGTATTGTATAGATACAGAATATCAAACTTTTTATCTGTATTTTGTTTTGATATACTATAGAAAGTAGCTTTTGCGTGATCTAAAGTTAAAGTCTTATGTGTCATAAAGAAAATAATATTTTTCATAATATAATAGTCCTCTTATTTAATTGGTCTGTCATAGTGAAATTTCATAAAAATATCATCTCTCATTCCTTTTGCCCCATCACAAATCCAATAAGGTTTGATATAATCTAATATAGATTGAGACACATTTTCATCTACAGATGAAGGATAGAATCCTATATATTCCATTATACTTGATCCATCATTACCAGAAATACTTAGATGTTCAGGTACTACTTCAAGTTTATAATCATGGTATAGTAAAGCATAATACATAAAGACTGTGTAATCAAAATCAAAATCTGAAGATATTGCACAATAATCAGAAAGACTTATTCTCTCATTAAATAATTTAAAAATAGAAAGATCATATATTGGTATATTAGTAAACCAAAAAAAGACCAGTCCATTATTTGTAATTTGTTTTAGTCTGACTACCTCTTCTTCATTAAAAAACTTAAAGGGAGAAATAGTGAGACGAGTGATAAAATGATTATCACAAATTGTCCCATGTACTATTTTATCTCTGCAAAAATTTTCAAATAGTACATTTGCATCAACAGATTTAATGACTCTGGTTTCACTATCAACTACACCAGCAAAATCATATCCTAGTTTAATAGATTCTTGTAACCCAAAAAACTTTTTAAGGTGAATGATTCCTTTATGAAAATCAATATGTGAGAATTCTTCAGGTAAAACAACATTAATATAATCTTCATTATTGAATAAAAGTCTATCAGATTCATTAGAAAATACAAACATAAGATCAGCATTTATATCATACTGCTTATATGATTTAATAAATTCTTCAATAAAATGATAATGTGGCGGATGTGTTGGAATAATTATTATACTTTTAGTCATATTCAACCCTTTAATAATTTATTTCAAATTCTTTATTATGACCTAATCTTACTATAGCTATTCTTATGCTACTACTAAATTCCATATTATACTTATCTCTTATAAAATGCAAACTTCTATGAGTACAATAAGTATCTTCGGTTTCGAGAAATTCATCAAGTTTATTAACATAAATCTTCATATTATCAGATGAACATATTGCAGACATATCATTAGCATCTGTCCAAGATACAACACCAATACCAAGAAAAATTAAGTTAGATTTAGTTTTAATTTGTTCATAATAATAATTAAAATCCATTTTGTCCAATATAAGAATATCAAATCTATGTCTAATAATTATATCATACTTTCCGAATTCTTGCTCTCTTTTCTTTACGGATTCATATGCCATAAAAAGTTTTCGTTGTTGAGATTCCTTTCCAAGCACTTCATTTTCTATATTAAAATGAACCACATTAATCTCATTAAACTTTGATTTAATTTCTTCATCTGTTAAAGTGACATTCATTTCATTTTCATTACGAATATGATAATCTGTTCTAAATACTTGATTGTAGGTTTCAACAAATACATCTATTTCATGTGATGTATCATAAACATTTTCCATAAAGTTTTGTCGGCAAAAGTCCCATGCTCTCATGTGACCTGTAATCATAATGGCAATTCTCATATTTCAATCTTATGCTCAGATAGAAAATAATCAAGATCTTCAGGTGTTCCAATACCCCACATCTTCTCGATATTCTTTATGCGGATCTTCTTTCCATCTTCGATTGCCTGATTAAAGACTGGGCAAACATAGAATTCATTGTTGACACGAATATTTTTGTCGATCATCTCTTCAGCATACTTCACATAATCTGAACCTCTCTTCCAGAAATATACACCTACAGTTGCATGATTAGAAATAGCTTTCTTTTCGGCAACTTCTGAGACGAATCCATCATCACCTAATTTAGCATAGGACCACTTAGGGTGAGACGCATTGAATGTAAGAATACCACCATCAATTGTATCGGCATTGAATGCATACATACACTCATTAGAATTCCACTCAATATACTGATCCGAATTTGCCATGACTAATGGTTGATCATTATCAATGAACTCTTTAGCAAGAAGAGTAGTACAGGCAGCACCTTCAGTTACACCATCAACCAATACAATCTTACAATTTGGTGCAATGAGATTAAGCAGGTACTTGAGATTATACTTGTCGTAATGCTCTTGCTGGCAGATGAAAATGTAATTTGCTTCAATGTTGAGATTCTCAACAACAATCTGAATCATTGGTTTACCACGAACTTCAATTAATGGCTTTGGAAATGTATATCCAGCCTGAGCAAAACGACTGCCTGCGCCTGCCATAGGAATCAAAACATTTAGTTTATTATCTCTCCATGGAAGCGATTTCTTTCCTTTACCTTCAATTGTATTCATAAGATCTTCAATCCTTTGTTGCATAAAATTAGAATTAACTTCTTGAGCATTTTCTACGGCAAGAAGATGAGCACCAGAATCAAGAGCACCCTGTCTACCAATATGACTATCTTCAATAATAATTGTATCTTTAGGTAGAACATTAAGTGCTATCATGCACTTCCAGTACATTTCTGGGTATGGTTTGGAACGTGTTACATCCTCATTTGAAACATAATAATCAACGTATTCAAGAACACCAATTGACAACAATGCTAATTTGACTGTCTCACGGATTGAGTTGGAAGCTACAGCAATCCTATATCCTCTGGATTTGATCCACAAGAACATCTCTTTAAGTAAATGTTCTTCTCCAAACTCTTTAATTAAATCGAATGTAGCTGTTTGTTTTGTTTCCCAAACAAAATCATACTTATCTACAGGAAGTCCCTTACGTTCAGTAAGCATCTTTAACTTGCGAGTCGTGGAAAGACCATCATATGTACTCAGATGCTCTTCACGCGTGATGATATACTTTGGATCTACAAAAGATAAAGCTTCATTAAGGGCGTGATAATGAAGATCTCTAGATTCTATAAGAACTCCATCCAAATCAAAAATAACTAATTTATTCATATTACCTCATTAAACTCATTAAAAAGAACAAACGGGTTATGACCATACTGATGGTCAGGAATTCGGTGTAATTCAAATGATTCTGGTGACATAATATAGCTATTTAGCCAATGTCCCTGATCATCGTCTACAAAAGTTTCAGTCAAAAGATCATTAATACTCTTGGTCATTAATGAAGACATTAAAGGCCATTTGGTTTTATGAGCTACAACTTTTGCACCAAGAATATAGACATCATTATCTCTAATTACATCTTTGATATTCTTACCATCATAAGGCTTGTAATTAAACATATGGATTTTTTCTTGGTCGAAATTATATATCCATCTTCTAGATGATGGAATATTTGCTTCAGATCTACAATATCCAAAATCAATCCATGCAACCATATCATTTGTAGTCAAAGATGACTGAATTGCAAGTTCAACAAAGTATGCTTTGAGATTAGTAATCAGAACATAATCTTCATTCCAATATTCCGGATTTAGTTTCTGAGATGGATTGATGCCGGAATAAAAGTCTTGATTGCGTTGAATAGTATCAATTTGTGATCTAAGTTCAGAAAACTCTTCATATGGATCGAAATCAATGATTTTAGTATTTGGCCGACCAGAACAAATATCCATAATAGCTTCAATAGTATCAGGATGAGTATATACAATTAATTCATTCTCAAGTTCACATAGATACTTGAATCGTTCTAGATATACACTAGCGGGTCTGTGTAGATATGATGGAAGTCCTTTATCTGGGGTCCAATTACCTCTACCAATATCATAAAATGCAGTTACAATTGAAATATCATTCATACATATCTAGCCTGAATTACAGAGTTCCATTCTGGAACACGATCATATTGATGCACAATAGTGAAAAGATCACCATTTGCGGTATAGACTTTTCCATCTTTCCAAATAGGTTCTGCTTCTAAAAGATGTGGCCTAAATTCGTCAATGTGTTTAGGATTAGCAACAGTTCCGGCTTGACATGCCCAACCATCAAGTTGTCTTGCAAAGAATGTTGTATCCTTGTATGGCTGAGTATTTATTAGCATGTTAAACACGGCTTGGTCGACAATTGGAATAGGTCTGTTAATTGAGTTCAATGCAATATTTAAAACTAGATCTTTGACATATTCAGAGGTGCCACCAAGAACACCGACATTAAAGATTTCCTCATGCTTATATAAACTGTGAATGTAATCACCATAACACTGCTGGAGGTTTTCGTTGCCCCAGGGTTCGTTCTCATAACGAATTGATTCAGATCCACACATTAACTGCTTTCGGTCTGTTAACCTTTGAGTAAGATACTCAAATGGATCTTTCTGAAAAATTACATCACGAACATCTGTAGTCACTACATACTTATACTTCTTCCAATTATCCTTGAGATAGTCAAAGATGCTAAAAAACCGCACAACGTGCGGCTGACCCTGAGCCATAGGAACCAGAATCCAACCATCAGCAGTTAAGATATCCACAGCTTCTTGCGTGGTATTTCCGACAACCATGACCTTATCTGTGGTTTCTGGATCACAAACCTCATCAATTGACTTTACCCAAGGTTTAATCATAGCATACTGATAGTTGGTATATCCACCAATAATCAAATTCTTCATAGCAACTCCATTATTATATTTTATATATCAATCCAATTAGGCGGGTCTCTACGCTTCCAAGCATGAAGATGCTTCTTACCGTGAGCATAATAGTTTCGGTAATTCAGAATTGGATCATCGCTAATTATATATTCTTTATCCATACAACTAGGCATGAGAGTCATATCCCATTCCTTAAGTTTGAATGGCGGCGCTTGAATCTCGTAACCTAGTTTCTTTATAGTAAGATGAATTTTACCGTATCTGTAAGTATACTCATCACCCAAAGCAAATAGATGATCCACCAGCCATAGATAATTTTTGACTGATGTTCGAGCCCATATGGCAGAAGGGTGGTTAATATGAGTAGCGCTGTAAAGAATATCATCTCTAGAGTCATTTAGTGTCCATACTTTCTTTTTACGAAGTTTACCTTTTTTGATAAGCTTTGTACCTTCAAACGGCATATCAATAATTTTGTCAGGAGTCTTATATGTGACTTCAGTACACACACCGTCAAGCACACGGTGTGCAGTAGACAATAGCTGAGCCGTCTCGAGGATCATTTTTACCACATGGCGATCGACCATGCTCTGAGCACACTCGACCGGAGATTCACTAAGATAGAAAATGTTCATAATACATCATAACCTTCATTAGTGGTAAAATATACTTTCTTAATGCCAAACGTGTCGATAGCCATGTTACAGCCGCTGCAAGGCTTAGCCAATCCGCGAACAAATTTCTTGTTACTATTGTCAGGGTGCTTGACTCTGAGTACGTACATGGTACATTTGGATAGGTAATCCACATCAACCACTCGAAGTGCGTTCTTGATACAGTCTACCTCGGCATGAAGGTAAAGTGCTTCCTCATGCTTTTGAAACCGCTTTGCCATGGGATGAGATTTCATTTTGTTATAGCCCACGGCTATAAGCTCATTCCGATGCACAAGAAGAGCCGCAACGCGAGACCTAGAAACAGGTTCATTCGCGATTGCGACTCGTTCAAGTATATTCCAGAATTTTTCTGGCTTCATTAGATCACCAGGCTAGAGGTCTGCTTTTGATACTGTGTGGCTACTGACTTGTCAGTCTTTAAAACAACTAGGACTGATGATAGTGGAAGTGTAATCTTGTCTGTTTCAGCGGCAGAAAAGATAAATGGGACCAGACCAAGACCCTGGGGTCCCATCATAAAAGTCATGACCTTAGAGACGGTAATGGATTCTACTGTCTGGTCGGCAAAACGAGCGATGAGCTCATCGCCACTTGTAAGCTTGAGTGTGATAACATCATTGAGTGTAAAAGTCATTAATCTTCCTTATAGTTATAATATTCAGCATATTCATCCAAGAGCTTTTGTGCTTCAGGGTGTTGAATGCACATTGTATTGATAAGTCCAACAGCAAAGCCAAGCATATATGCATTTTTACTATCAGTAATGCCATTAGTGGATGCAATGTGATTGAGAAGTTTTTCTGTAATAGGCATTATGCAGCTTCCTTTTCACCACGAGCGATCTGAATGTCGATGTCGCGGAAGGTCACGACAAACTGAAGCATTTCGAGAGCAGTGTCAGCAAGAACAGCGATCGAATGCTTGGAGGGCGACTTGGGATTGAAATATTCAACATGAATCCAGTCGATAATATTACCAGCAGCATTCTTTGCCTGTACGATGCGGATCACTTCACCGCGGATAGTACCAGCAGCGCTTTCATACCGAACGCGGTCACCGACGAGAATAGTCTTAGGATAAGCCATGTCAATCTCCATTCCTTATAGTTTAGTCTACCACGGTTTTAGAAAAATGTCAACCGAAAATGACATAAGAAACTGCTAAAATAAAAATAAATGCAGCAGGTAAAAACCAGACAGGAAGACTATCAAGAAAAGCTTCAAACTT